GCGAGCGCTTAGTATGTAACTATCCACCCAAATATTTTTTATAAATATAGTCAATCGTCTCATATAGTGAGACGGATACCGCCCAGCAGCTAAACTATTTTAAGCGTGAACCCAGTATAAAATACTAACAATAGACAATGTGACTAACATCACAGGGTACAATGCGGGATAAACGACACTTATCCCGCCTTAGTATAAGTAGGGGTTAAAATAACACAGCCCTATCCGTTCGGCTCACGGCAGAGTGAGCCTCAAGCGAACGGTAAGCCGATGAGACGAACGGTCTCGTATCGTAGTCAGCCTCAAGGGCTGACGAAGTTAATGGGGTTGGGGCGGCTAGTGTGATAGCCCCTAACAAAAACTTGCGCTTTGAAAGCGCCCCTATAGATAACCCAAAGACTACCCATAGGTAGTAGTTTCCCCCAAAGGAAAGATTACCCCAATGGCAAAACCATCCAGCAATTCTTACAAGCTAGCCCCAGAGGCTACCTTGTCCGCCCCAGAGGCGAAGAAGCGCTTAGTCGCGCTTATCCAAGATGGAGTAACTGTTGAGGATGCTTGCCGCGCAGTCGGCAAGTCAGTAAANTCTTACGAATATTATAGAGCTTCCGATCCACAATTTAAGGAAGCGATAGACCTATCTCGCGTTATTCAACGCCGCAAGGGTATCGTCTCCGATGACGATGCTAATATCACTTTTGAGGATTTTAGAACCAAGTACCTCAACTCAATGACCTTTGACCATCAACGTAATATTACTAGCCTTCTAGAAGAAGGTGAGCCTGCCTGGCTCCATGGCAACATGACCTATGAAAAGGGCTTCAAGAATTACGTCCTAGTCAACATGCCGCCAGAACACGCCAAGTCTATGACGGTCAGTATTGACTATGTGGTTTATCGGATTGTGACCAATCCNAACGTTCGTATCAAGCTCGTCTCTAAGACGCAGGCTATGGCGAAGGAATTTTTGTACGCTATTAAGCAGCGACTCACTTCGACCCAATGGTCAGAGTTGCAGAGAAGGTACGCACCAGTAGAAGGGTTCAAGGCTACTGCCGATAAGTGGACCTCAGACAGCATATATCTAGAACGCGACTCAGGTGAAAAAGACCCTACCGTCCAGGCTCTAGGTATCGGCGGTCAGATCTACGGCGCACGTGCCGACCTAATCATCCTAGATGACTGCGTTACATTGGCAAACGCTAGTGAGTTTGAAAAGCAGATCCGCTGGATCCAACAGGAAGTNCTTACCCGTGTTGGTCCTACAGGAAAGATTTTAGTTGTAGGTACTCGCGTAGACCCAATGGATCTTTATAGGGAAATGCGTAACCCTGAGCGTTACCCAGATAACAAGTCACCTTGGACTTACTTGGCTATGCCAGCGGTATTAGAATTTGATGATGACCCAAAGAAATGGAAAACGCTCTGGCCTATGTCAGATCGCCCATGGGATGCAGATGACACGCAAGCAGATGAGAATGGATTATATCCACGCTGGTCTGGAGAACACCTACGCCGTCGTAGAGGTCTAATTGACCCTAAGACTTGGGCAATGGTCTATCAGCAACAAGATGTTGAATCATCGGCAATTTTTAGCCCAGAGTGTGTAAGAGGATCAATCAGTGGCATGCGCCCGATTGGCCCGCTTATCCCTGGCGCTCCTGGACAACCTACTTCATTGGCTAATCAATACATCGTAGCTGCGATGGACCCAGCCATGTCGGGTGATACCTTCTCGGTTGTAATTGCTGGAGATAGAACCACAGGCAAGCGGTACCTGCTAGAGGCATCACGGATGCCAGCACCTACCCCACAGATGATTAGAGATTTAATTAAAGGCTGGACCGACAAGTATCAGCCAAAGGTATGGGCAATTGAAAAGAACGCGTTTCAGTTGTTCCTTACCCAAGACGAAGAAATTAACCGCTACTTATCCTCAAGAGGAACTCGCCTAGTCTCGCACTATACGGGAGCAAACAAGATGGATGCCGAATTCGGTGTTGCATCCATGGCGGGATTATTCGGCTCGTTGGACAACCAAGGCAAACATATGAAAAATAATCTTTTGGATTTGCCGCGAGCCGATAACGAACATATCAAGGCACTGATTGAGCAATTGATTACTTGGTCAGCAGGAACAAAGAATAAGCAAGATGGTCCGATGGCCCTCTGGTTTGCAGAGACTCAGATGAGAGATTATATCAATCAGGCTGGTGCCTATGGACAAACCTTTGTTAAGAACAAGTTTGCTACCCGCGCTCAGATAGCAGGTCGCAAAGTAGTCAATTTGGAAGAATACGCACAACTTCAAGAAAAATTAGCATCTAACGGGGGAACCTTCTATGGCACTAGATATTGACGAGTTAGCGGTAAAAGTCCGCAAACTACGCGACAATTATCATCAACGCGATGCCCGCTGGTCTGATCTCCTAGCAATCCGTCAAGGNAANATCCAACAGGTATTCCCTGGGATGTTCCCAGATGAATTTCCTAAGCCAATGGTTGCAAACTTTATTGATATTGCTGCCCGCGACGTAGCCGAAGTTATTGCCCCACTTCCTGCTTTCAACTGTGATACCACAGATTCAATTTCAGATCGTGCTAGAAAGCGTGCTGATAAGCGCACTATGATCGCAGCAGGATACCGCGATACTTGCAANCTACAGACCATGATGTACTCAGGTGCAGATCGCTACCTTACCTACGGCATGCTGGCTTTTATTGTTGAACCCGACTATGAGAACAATCGCCCAATGATCCGTATTGATAATCCCATTGGGGCTTATCCAGAATATGATCGCTTTGGCAAGTTGCTCTCCTACAGCCGTCGCTACGAAAAAACTGTACGCGAACTTTGCAATGACTTTCCAGAACATGAGTCAGAGATCCGCGGACCTTATGAGAACCGCAACTCAGAACGTAGAGTTGAAATATTCCGCTATCAAGACAAAGAAGAACTAATCCTTTTTGTTCCTTCAAGGAAAAACCTAGTCTTAGATCGTGCCAAGAATTTACTTGGTGAATTACCTATCTCAATTGCCACTCGTCCTGGTATAGATTCAGACGAACATCAACGTGGTCAGTTTGACGATATTATGTGGGTACAAGTTGCCCGCGCTAGATTTGCAACACTGCAATTGGAAGCCGCACAGAAATCAGTACAGGCTCCATTTGCCCTTCCAGCAGATGTTAACGTTCTTGAGATTGGCCCAGATGCAACAATCCGTTCTGCCAATCCAGAGAAGATTCGTCGTGTCGGTCTTGATATTCCACAAGGAATTTTCCAAGAGACAGCACAATTAGATCAAGAACTACGTGTAGGTGCGCGTTACCCACAAGGCCGACTAGGACAGCAATCAGGTTCTATTGTTACAGGTCGTGGCGTAGAAGCACTTATGGGTGGCTTTGACACTCAGGTTAAAACTGCACAAGCAGTGTTTGCAGAAACTTTCCGCCACGTAATGCGTCTTTGCTTTATGATGGATGAAAAACTATTTGGTAATGTTGAAAAAGAAGTGCGTGGCGTAAACGCTGGCGCACCTTATGAAATTAACTACACACCTGCTAAAGATATTCAAGGCGATTACTGGTGCGATGTTTCATACGGCATGATGGCTGGACTAGATCCAAACCGTGCTTTAGTATTTGGACTTCAAGCCCGTGGCGATAAGTTAATCTCACGCGATTTTCTACGTCGTCAGATGCCATGGGAAATGAATGTCACCATGGAAGAAGAAAGAGTTGAAGTAGAAGCGCTCCGTGATTCACTCATGGCAGCTGTTGCTTCTTATGCTCAGGCAATTCCATCAATGGCTATGCAAGGACAAGATCCTTCAAAGGCAATTACTGCCATAGCCGCTGCAATTAAGGGCCGTCAGGCTGGTGAAAACATTGAAGATGTTATCGCTGCCGCGTTTGCTCCTGAGCCAGCACCAGAACAAGTTTCCCCAGAAGTTGCAGGCGCTGGTGAGGCACAAGCCCCAGGACAGTCTCCTACTGGGGAGCCTACTCCACCGCAAGGTGGCGCACCACAAGGCATGCCTGCACAACAAGGTGGCCCACAAGCATCATCACTGCAATCATTACTTGCAGGACTCTCATCTTCTGGAGCGCCGCAACTCGCTGCGTCAGTTTCCAGAAGGTCGCCAGTCTAACGTTCCTGGCGATCAAAACTTCCTATAGGAGAAAATAAATGGCAAAAGTATCACCAATGATGAAGGCGAGCCTTACAACTAAGGTACCTTCTCCAGCAATGCAAGGTGGACATGGTTCATCTGATGCAGTAACACAAAAGACTGCTATCCAAGCAAAGTCAGGACCAGCAGCAACAGGTAAGTCAACACAGGTTTACACTGTGCAACCTTCTGGCACCAAGGGTACAAACCCAGGAGCTAAGTAAACATTGAACCAAAATGAGTTTGGCGAGAATACTCCTAAGACTATAAGCGTCTGGGATATTTTCGCCTTGCTCTCTGACAGTATGTCAGACATATGTACAGTTGGATCTAATTTTTTTACGGTGTTAACACAAATGTTTGACACACAAGCAACTTTCGTAGATGACCAAAAGTCATTCCACGAATATGCAGCCCGTACCATTGAGACATTACAAGAGGGTGAATAATCATGCCACAGGCAAACAAGCCAGCAATGACATCAGGCCCAGGCTCTATGAGTCGCAGAACCGATGGCGGACCAGCATCTAAACAAGCACAACGGTATATCGCAGGTATGCCTAATTATGGAGATGGACAACAGTTGATGGATCTACAAGCATCTGCTCCTATGTCATCTTCTCCAACACCAAGCGCCGCAGCACCAGTACCTACAGGTTCTGCTCCGCAAGCTCAACCTGTACCAATAGACGCACCATCACAACGCCCTGGCGAACCTGTTACTCAAGGTGCTGCCGCAGGCCCTGGTGGTGGGCCAGAAGTACTAAACCTTCCAGCGCAATCTCAAAATACTGGGATGCTCAATGCACTTGCGCTGTTAAATCAATTGGGTGACTCTGCTTCCCCACAAGTAAAGCAGATCCGCAATGCTATTGCGGCACATATGAACAATCAGGCTGGTAGTCAATAACCGATGCCAAATGTTACCCCATCACAATCTGTCGCCTCACCTGACGCATTTAATTTAGCATCACGTCTTGATGCTTTACATGCTGATGGTCATGGCTGGATGGATCCTGCTTTGCAAGTTCACCTTGCTCAAAGCGGTGGTAGTAACCAGCAAATGCTTGATACCGCTAATATTTATAAAAATGTTACAGATAATACAGGATCAGGTGCAACCTCTGCTTTAGCGGATGGCGCTTTTAATAAAACACCTACCGCTATTCAATCAGCCGCATCATGGTTACATAATGTACATGGGCCAATCCCAGTGCTTACTTCCGATGTAACAGAAATACAAAAGAATTTACAAAATAAAGGTTATGGTCAAGGTTTGCCAGTTGGCGTTTGGAACCCACAATGGAACCAAGCAATGAACCAACATTCACAAGATGCGCTTACAGCGCCTGGCTTTGGCAACGTTAAATCTTTACCTTTATGGAAAAAAGTATTAGGCAAAATATCTCCTAGCGGTTGGTCATCAACCATAATTCATGCTGTAGCAAGTTATGTACATAATCTTCCCGATTATGGTCGTCAATTACTTTCTGACTCAGCAGGTTATGGCGCATCTCTTTTTACAACAAACCCTTTTAATCCTGCATCTGGCAATGCCAAGGAAGCAGAAATTACTGCTTCTGTATCATCTGCTTTAGGTAAACCTTTAACAGCACAAGAAGCAAAAGCGCAAGGACTTCAACGTTCTGCTCAAGACTTTAGCAATTTATTAAACCTTATTATGATTGGCAGCGCTGGTAAAGCAGCATATAGCGCTATTGGTGGAGTTGGAACAGCAACAGCAGCCTCATTAAGCGAAAACGCTGGAGTATCAGCCGCTGCTAAAGCATTTGTTACTCGTAGCCTTCCAGAAGAATATGCCGCTGCACCAAGATTTACTGTAGTTAAAAGCCTATACCAAGCAGGAATTGAAGGTCAAAAAGGTACAGGCATTTTGCGTTTTATGGAAAATATGCCAGTGCTTAAGCGTATGCTCCCAGCAATTGATGCTTTAGATGCAGAAGGATCAAAGTACTTTGTTGGCAAAAATGCTTTATCTCAATCAATGCGTATTCCAGCACGCCAAGTTACTGCACAGCTACAATCCAAAGGTTCAATGCTTGGCTTGGGTTTGCTTGGAGCGTCTGCTCTTGAAAAAGCAGCAGGAGAAAATCCTACTTTTGATGCTACAAGCGTACAACCATATAGCGGACTTCTTGGAAACGCTTTAGATGTTGCTGGGTTATTTACTGGCGCACCAACTAAAGGTTTAAGCACAAGCCAAAATGTAGGACAAATAGTTGATTCTGCCCACGGCGCATTACATAATGCTCTTGGTTCTATTGGAATTGACGTACCACTTCGCAAGGGATTAGGTATAAGCCTAAAAGAATTACAAGATAATCTTGGCCCTGAGTTTGTAAACGATCACTTTGTAAACACAAAGTTAAACCAGTATGCCGCATCTCATTATGCAGAACAAGCAATGATTAAAGACCTTCGTGCTGGCGCAACAGATCTAAACTCAAAAGAAGCACAAGCCACATTCCAACAATATGAGCATCAAGCTCTTAATGACCCAGAGATCCTAAGCCAATGGCGTGATTCTTTAGTTGCTCAACCTAGCGTTCTTGCTAATTATTACAAAAAAGATTTTGCTAATATCCTTGGATCTAATGTACGCAAAGGCATAAAAGATTCTTATGATGTAACAGATGCTGACAAAACTCGCTTTTACACTGCTATGAATAGACTTAAAGCAGTACATGAGCCACTATCTGTCATGTTGCATCCAGATCACCGCAATTTATTCCATGGTTCTGCCACAATGGTCAAAGTTCAAGACGCTATAACAAAAGGTCTTGCTGAGGACTGGGGTAAGAAGATACCTGGTTTTGATTGGCTTATGGGTGAAGGTGCGTTTAATGCACCTAAATTACTTCATCTTAATTCTAAGGTCAATGAGTTTTCACCTGACGCTAATCAATTAACTCGTGCCACACCATATGGCGCTGGAGTTGTTGCTACCGAAGATACAGGCATCGCTGGTCGTGCAAACGCAAACGTATATGCGCTACGCCACAATCCAGCAGACGTTGAACTTCCTAAATTTTATAATATGATTACTAAAGGTCAAAATAGTTTTATCAATGATGCCATTAAAGGTTATCTAAAATCTAACCCTATGGATCAAACCCCTGAACTTGAGAACCTTCGTAAGTTAATGAAGAACAAGTTTAAGTATTCTGCCCAAGAAAGCCTTGATGCTTTTAGAAAAGTATTAGCCAATACTGGCGGTATGAATAAAGATCAAGTTGATTCTGCTGTTGGTGAATTAACTCAAAAAATGCTTCAAGAAAAAGGCTATACTGGCTTTCATTATCTTGATGCTAAATACGGCACACAAACAGTTGTAAACCCAGATCGTGTTTCAGCTACAATGGTTAAGCAAGATCCTAAATGGACTAAAGATAGTCTTATCCCAGGGTACTTAACACATAACAACATAGTTGGCAGAGGCGCTCTAGGAGTTGCTAACAAAGATACTTTTATAGCGCAAGATGCTCAAAGAGCCGCTAGGTCACTATTTGGCAATATGGCTAAACTTGGTCATCGTGAAGATGTTATGGCTGCGCGTTCAACCCTTCAACTAGAAGAACAAAACGATCTTAAAGATATACCACTTCCTAAGTTTAGCCGTAACATCGGAAAAGGCGAAGCGGCTGTACTTCAAGAAGCACGTAAAATTCTTGTAACTAAACTTGGTTATTCACCAAATGAAGTAACTCGCTATGATCCAATTCAGGCTATATCTGAAATCTGGCGTGCATCAAAGAGCCTTGCATCAGAAGCACATCTTCCAATAGATGCTCCACAGGTTCTTAAAGATCAAGTTGCTAGACTTGACGCTCTTGGTTATCGCCCAGTTCTAGGTACTGATATTGGTCACGCTTATGAAACACCACTAATTCATCCAGCAATTGTTGCTCAACGTACTTCATTACTTCGCAAGGCAGCACAACAATTTGGGTTTGATACTACTAAAACAAGCGATCTTTCAGTAGCTCAAGTACGTCGTACTAATGTTGAGAATGAAGTCAACAAGTTATTTGCCAATGGCAAAGTTTCTCCAATCCAAGGTGATAATGGAAATTCTATTTACTCAACTTTAATTCAAGCTGCTCAATCTGGCGAGATTATTAAAGAAGGCCGTTTGGCTAACGCTTTTCGTGGTGCTGTTGAAGGTTTTAGAGGCGCACCTGAAAGCAAGTTTGTTGAAAGTCAACTAGGAGATCTATCCAAAGTAGCTTACAAAGATATTCAAGATGCTAGAGCAGAAGCCAAACTCAAGGCCATGCAGACATTTAATCAAGCACATCAAGTGCGCGACCTAAGTCTAAAGCAAATGGTTAAAGCGCTAACTCGCCCTGTAGATCCAAATGATATTTTGGGTAATCTAAACCCACGTTATACTAAAGAAGATGCTATGAAAATAGCAAAGGCAGTTCTCATTGGCTATGCCAAGACACCAGCATCTATTGTTGGTATCGGCAAGACAGAAGACTTTATTCGTGCTTCTAACGCTATGATTACCAATGGCACTGCTTCATTCTTTGGCAAAGTACCTTTGCTCAATAACTTTAAGATAGGCGAAGGCCCATTGGCTAATGCCTTTGCTGCATTACCTAATGACCTTGCCCGCTTGCGGGATAGATGGCGTTTTGATTACAGCCCTATCTTTGCATTACGCCGTCTAATTAAGACAAACGTTAAAGCAGCAGCAGAAGGTGTACCAGTATCTCGTAACCCTTATCAATCTTTACAGCGTTTAGGCGGTACAGAACAAGCGTTTAATACATTACAACGTACAATGCCAGATGTATACCGCGCTACTAAAGAACTTGAGCCATTAGAAAAATACTTGCAACAAAGCGATGTATTTGGTATTTATAATCCAGCTCACATGATGGCTTGGCAAGCATACAACCTAGAAAAACTAGGTTTAACTGATGCTGAGATTACTGCTAAATTAACTAAGATCAATACTTATGGTGAACGTACAGCCCTTGAGCGCAGCGTTAACACAGTATTTTACCCATTTTCTTTTAATAAAACTTTATACCGCAGCGTTGGCGGATATGTATTAGATCACCCAGGTGAGACAATGCTTATCAATGCTGGGTTTGATCTTTACCATAAGATGAACCTAGATGATCCAAATGACGGTTTAGGCGCATGGGTTAAAAAGCATGCCCCACTTCTTGATGAGATAAAGAAGTTAAACGCTTTTGAACATGGAACTGGCTTGGGTCAATTTGGTGGTATTAACGCACCTTACCTAAGTACTTTTATGAACATATTTAGTCCACAAAGCATTACTCCAATTAACGGTGCCAAAGCGCTTAACACTTGGAAAAATGCTATTCCAGCAATAAGCGAATTAAACACTTTGCTATTCAACTATCAAGCAAGTACTGGTAAAGCAGATTTTAAGGGTAGCATCCCTGAAACTGCTCAAACTGGATACTGGGCTGCTAGAAATGCAGAACAACATTTACAAAGTTTAATTACTGGACATAAGGCTTTGCCAGATCACACAACTCTTACCAGCCAAGCACAGGTTCAAGCAGGGCTTGAAATTGTTAACCAACTAAAAGTTCAATTGGCAAATGTTATAGGCAAGAATGTCAAATGGCCCGATGATCCGCTAGTGCCAAAAGTTATCCGTGGTCAAGTAATCAATGCTACATCAATTGGTTCATATGCTCAATCAATGTATCCAGCATATGANCCTTCCATAGGAACTGGTTTAGCGCTTGCTCGTCAACGTGATGCTGTTAACTATGTTAATAACCTACAAGGAACATACCGTTATGAAGCATATAATGCTTTTCAAAACATCGCGGTTAAGGCAGTTAGAAAGTTAAATACAACTCGTGATCCTGAAAGCATTAAAACAATTGTTCAACCACTTCGCGCAGCAGCAGTAAATCTTGCTGAGCAAGATCCACGCTTTGCTTTATTCTATAAAAAGTATTACCAATCTGCACTTGGACCAATTGAGGGGCTAACTAAATAATGGCATTTACTAAAAAGACTCCAACCATAAACTTGCCTTCTAGTTTAACTGATGCTAACGCTGCTGCTTCTGGACAAACCGCAGCATCTAAGCAATACTTAGCCGCGCCATATAATAACAATCAATTACAATTAAAAGACGCTAAAGGTCAACCGCTTCCAACAACTATTACTGGGCAACAATTAGTTGACGCATTAAATAATAATAAATATAATGGTTCTCAAATTGAAGATTTGAAACAAAAAGCCGCAAGTATTGGAAAAATACCAAGTAATGTTAAACTTAGCGCTACTGGTCAAATTACCCCAAATGAAATTAAAGCAATTACAGGTACTTTGGCAGAAGCAGCTGGTACTACACCTAAAGGTACACCAGTTGATGTTCTTCAATACATTCAAGATGTTAAAAATGGTACGGGTTCACAAAACCTATATCCAGATACACAAATCAATCTTAAGCAAATAGATCAACCAAACATTGAGGCTAGTAAAGCTACAGTCAATGATGTATTTTTAAGCCTTTTAGGTCGCAGTGCATCTGAAAAAGAAATTGGACAATATACTCAAAAGTATTTAGATTATGCTGCAAAGAATCCAACTAGCCAAACTACTGGTGTTAATAAATACAGTATAATTACTACACCGACGGCTTCTGGTACAAGTAGCAACCGTCTTTTTAGAGGTTCTCAAAACGAAACTGGCGTACAGAATAACCTTACCGAACAAGCTTTTCTTCAAAATCAAGTTAAAAGCACTGGCGAATATAACGCATTTACTGCCGCTGGAACAGGCTTTGATATGTTAACCAAGATGGCTCAGAAAGATGTAGGTGCTATGTAATGGCTACTAAACCAAAACCTGCTGCTACATCCGCTGGGGGGTTAATCCCAAATGAAGTAAGCGGTGCTGTAGATGTAACTTCTGCTGAAAAAGCGCTTAAAAATAATTATGCTGCTCAATGGGCTTTTTGGCACCAACAAGATACTCAAGATGCACAGGGCAATGTAGTTGAAGGAGAGCTTGCTAAGTTCTTAGATTCTGCAATTCAGAATGGATGGTTGCAGGCTTCTGATCCAACCAACTTTGAAACCAATCTTCGTAAGACTCAATGGTACCAAGATAATGGCTCACAAGGTTTACTTGCTGCTAAAGATAAATATAGTAATCCAACTACATATAAGGCTTCTTTAGAGCGCCGAACTACAGATATTCAAAATCAAGCAATTGCACTTGGATATAAACTTGATCCAGAGACTGTATCTAAACTTGCTGAAACATCGTTATTTTCAGCGTATGATTCAACGGTATTTACAAGTTCTGCTTATCAGACTCAATTACAAACTAAAATTGCTCAAGCCGCTAAAGCCGCTAAGGCTCCTTTAACTGCTGGAGCAGGGCTTACTAATGAACAGAAGTTGCGTGTTTATGGTCAAGATATGGGCATCAATTTAGGCAATCAATGGTACACAGATGCTGCTAATTCCATCAATGATCCATCAACTCAAACTGATTATTCAACTTATGAAAAAATGATCCGCGATCAAGCAGCAGCAAAGTATTCAGGATTCTCCGATCTTATCAATAAAGGAGTTACCGTTAAACAAATTGCTGATCCGTATGTTTCTTCAATGGCTTCTATCTTAGAAATTGATCCATCAACTATTGATTACACAAAAGACCCTACAATTCAAAAGGGATTAGGCATGGGTATTGCCGCTGGCGGTGTAACTCAACCTATGCCAATGTGGCAGTACGAACAAACATTACGTCAAGACCCTCGTTGGGGATTTACTAACAATGCTCGTGATTCTGTTAATAGTACTGCACATCAAATTCTTAAAGACTTCGGGGTGATGAGTTAATGGCAACTACAGGATATGATGTTCTATCTGGGCTTAAAGCAACCTCAACCCCAGCACCAGCGCCAGTTACACCTGCATCAATTGCTGCTGCACAAGCAGCAGTAGCAGCAACTGAAAAAATAGCAGCCAAAACTGAAACCGCAGCAGTTCGTGCAGCAGAACCTTTAACAAATAAATCAGTAACTCCACAAGCCCCAGCAGGTACAACTGCTGTATGGATAGGGGGAACAACTACTGGTAGTTGGAAGTTTCAAACTAATACTCCACAAGGTCCAGTTGGCGGTGGCGGTGGTGGTGGACAACCTACTGGTCCAACTTTATCTGCTCCTACTGGCCCAAGTGCTACAGATATGGCTTCTCGTCAAAATGTCTTTGACCAAGTTCAAGCCTTATTTACAACCTATGGAATTATTAAAGCTGGCGATCCAGCATCCGATGCTTTGCTTGCTACCATCAAAAACCTTGCTATGTCGGGTGCAGGGGCAGATACAATTAGCCTTCAATTACAGCAATCAGATGCTTATAAAGCACGTTTTGCTGGTAATGAAACTCGTAGAGCAGCAGGTCTAAATGTTNTAAGCCCAGCAGAATATATCGCTACTGAAAATGCTTATGACCAAATTCTTCGTGCNTCTGGTGTGCCAACAGGATTTTACAATAGCAGNGCTGAAAAGGCTAAGTTAATTGGAGCAGATGTATCTGCCTCTGAACTACAAAGCCGAGTTGATCTAGCAGCCAAGAGTATTTCTGGAGCAGATCCGTTTTATACACAGCAATTAAAAAACCTATACGGCTTATCACAGGGCGATATGATCGCTCACGTATTAGATCCAGCCGCAGCAATGCCATTGCTACAACAGCAAACACAATCAACAACTATTGCCGCAGCCGCTGCCCGCAATGCTACAAATGTTAATCTTTCTACAGCGGAACAACTAGCAGGTATGGGTGTTACCCAAGCCCAAGCCGAACAAGGCTTTGGAAATATTGCTTCTCAGTTGCCAGGTATGCAAGCAATTGCTTCTCGTTACCAAGGATACGGTGATGCTGGAACTGTAGGCACAGGCTTACAAGCCGCTACATTTGGCGCACCTATTGCTGGCGAAACTGCTGCTCAAGCAGAAACTAGATTAAAGCGTTTACAAACACAAGAAACATCAACCTTTGGTGGCTCAGCAGGAGCTAGCACACAAGGTCAATCCCTTGGAGTGGGCAACCAACAAGGCGTCTCCTAACTAAGTTCCGTCTCCACCCACCAGTATGGATGACGTGTATTAAAAACTGGAAGTGGGAGCCAAATATCCTTCCCCTGGGATAACTTGCGGCCTGCGATTCAACTAACGAAAGGGAGTGCCACATGGCAAACCAATATGAAGATGACGACGACTTTGATCTTGATGATGAAGTCACCGAACAAACCGATTCCAACGGTCCAGCAAACCTGCGTAAAGCACTAAAGCGGGCTGAAAAGGAAAAGAAGCAACTGACTGAACAGCTCAATCAGATTCAATCAGAACTTCGCGGACGTTCTGTCAAAGATGTATTGGCACAAAAAGGCGTACCTGATAAAGTCGCCAAGTTTATTCCTGGCGACGTTACAACGCCAGAGCAGATTGACGCATGGCTTACAGAAAATGCCGATGTTTTCGGCTTTCAAAAGACAGGCTCCGATGCTGCTCCTATCAGCGAAGAAGAAAAAAGCAATCAGGCATCCTATCAACGGATCAATGCCGCTACCCAAAATGCAAGCACCCCAACAAGAGATGCTGACTTAATGTCAAAACTCGCTGGGGCAAAAACTATAGATGAGTTAAATGCAATCACGGGTGCGCCAACTCAACGACGCAGATAGAAAATCCCCCCATCCGCACAAACCTTAAAGAAAGAAGGTGACACATGAGCAACGCATATACAGATTCTACCTCTGGATCCTTGGGAACATCCCTCGTCCAGACAGCGTATGACCGATATGTTGAATTCGCTCTCCGTGCTGTTCCTCTTATCCGCGATGTCGCAGATAAGCGNCCAGTACAACAGGCTATGCCTGGTTCATCAGTAGCTTTCCAGATCTACACAGATCTAGCAGCTGCTACTTCCACACTTTCAGAGTCAGTTGATCCAGATGCTGTAGCCCTTGGCAACACCACAACTGTTTCAGTTGCTTTGAACGAATATGGTAACGCTTCACTTGCTACTCGCAAGTTGGAGTTGTTCTCACTCTCAGACGTTGATCCTGCAATTGCAGACATCATCGCCTTCAACATGGCTGACTCACTTGACCAGGTTGCACTTGCTGAGCTTGTCGGTGGCGTAAACGCTATCGCAGAAGTTAACGGTTCTGCCGTTTCAACTTATGCTGGTACATACACCAACGGTACAACAAACAAGTCAATCCTTTCAACTGACGTAATCAAGTCACGCGACATCCGTTTGGCTGTTGCAAAGCTACGCGCTAACAAAGCAGTACCTCGCCAAGGCGAGTACTACTGGTGCGGTATTCACCCAGAAGTTTCACACGATCTTCGTGCTGAGACTGGTTCAGGTGGATGGCGTGATGACCATAAGTATTCCGAAACTGGAGCAGCTGAATTCTGGCCTGGCACCATCGGAACTTATGAAGGCGCAATGTTCGTTGAATCACCTCGTTTATTCAACGCTGCTGACGGTACAGGTGCTGGTTCAGCATCAGGTACTTTCGGTACCTCATCTTATGTTAACGCTACTGGCGGCGTACGTGTATTCCGTACACTTGTTGCTGGAAAGCAAGCACTTGCAGAAGCAGTTGCCGAAGAACCACACGTTATCTTCGGACCAATTGTTGACAAGTTAATGCGTTTCCGTCCAATCGGATGGTACGGCGTACTTGGCTGGAAGCGCTACCGTGATGCGTCGTTGGTTCGTATTGAATCAACTTCTTCAATTCACACAGCGTAACAATTAAGTAACTGATAAGGGCGGGGTTAAGCACGGCCTGAAATTATGGCCCCACTCCCGCCTTTATCTCTAACAAGGAGAAGCATGGCATATCTGTTCAAACCACCTACAGTGGAAGAAGGACCAGCAGGCTTTACCCGCTTGTTTTGGCGTTACAGAATCGCACGTGCTAACACGATTTTAGTATACGGCACAACCATCTATAGCGAACGTACACCTGGCGTAGATGAGACGATAACAGCAGATTATTGTTATCTAGGTGGACATGAATATTTTATAACTGATGCTGAAAGAACCATTCTTGTTAACGGTGGTTACGGCGCAAACATTACAACTGTTTAAGGGAGTAGCATGAATCCAGGTAGATACAATATCTCAGTAATTCAAGGCACTACTTTTGACCTTAAGCCAGTCTGGAAAATCGGCGGAGTAGCCGTAGTCTTGAGCAACTACAGCGCAGATATGCAAGTGCGCTATGCTACAGACACAGCCATAATTACAGAACTATCTACAGCCAATGGCAAGATTACAATTGACTCTGCCTATGGTCGGATTAACCTACATCTTTCAGCTACAGATACAGCAGCCCTAACCCCTGGCACATATCAATATCAACTTAACATTACCGATATTGATGCTAGCGTTACATATGCAATTTTGACTGGTAACTTTACAGTAGTTGCGGCGGTAGTCCACTAATGACAGTTACACCAGATAGCATTTCTGTTGTAGAAATTCCAACTACAACATACGTCTATGACATTGCGACAACTCAACTTATAACTTTAGAATTAGGACCTATAGGCCCACAAGGCCCAATAGGCTATCAAGGCTACGCTGGCACAACGGGTGCCACGGGCAGCACAGGAAGCACAGGTGCAACAGGTGCAAACTCAACCATCGCAGGACCAACAGGATCCACAGGATCTACTGGAAACATTGGAACAACAGGTTCAACTGGCCCTACGGGAA